CGGAATAGGCATCAGAACCCGGCGAACGACATTCAATTTTATTACGAGAAGTAATAATCCCGGACGCGTCAATATTAGTTTCTGATTTGATATTACCTGCGCTCAATGTGTCACGAACGTGCAATGATTTATCAAATGTGCCTCCCCGTGTACGTGATACGACATCATTGGCTGACGCGGCACCCACATCAGAGAATGCCAGTTCGTCCAGTTGTGCAAGTTTGCCCAACCCCATATTTTTTCGACCTTGAGACTTATCGTTCACGCCCGCAAGATTGTCGGCGGCACGTAAATATTGGTCGTGAGGATCTGTCGCAGCGACGTGCTCAGACAGTAACTTATCTGCATACTGCCTAACCTCAATTGCTTTGTCGTCTGCATATTTCCGCGTTGCCAATACTACGGATGGGTCGATTTTTAGCGTGACAGCGGCGGTGCTGCTGACAATCAAAATGACCCGAATGGTTTGGGTGCGCCCGCTGCCCTCTTGCAGTTGCGGTTTATAGGTTTCCGCGCAGTTGGCAATGGCAATCAAATCACCGTCTTTATCCAGCAAGCCAATTTCCCGGATCCACCATCCGCCCTCAGTCTCAGGAATAACCTGTTCAGCAATAATCTGACTGGTATTAACCGGGTCAATGGTCAGCATATTAAGGGCAGCGCGGCGCTGTTCATTCACCAGCTGGGTTTGTGCCGGGTTAGGGGTTGGCAGAGTTCCGCCGCCATCCCCAACCGCCATTTGGGTGATCTCTAAACGGGTGCCGAGCGCGGTAGCGTTCGCCAGCTTGGCCGCGCCGATGTTGGTCAGTAAAGCAAAGAATTTCACGGTCATGGGTTCACTCTCATGTCATCAATAATATGGACTGCGGCACTGGCGTAATCCTCGCCGGTCACGATTATGGTTTCAGGCAAATAGGGGTAGATGGTCAGTTCATCGCCGCTGTAACTGGCGGCGGCCACATATAACGGGCCGCTACTGTCGAGGTTGATAGACAGACCAACTAAGTGACGGCTGCATGGCTTGGCGTCATCTATCAGCCGTTCCAGCTCTTGATACATTTCTTCGGTAATGCCGGTTTCCAATACGCCAACGTCCAGGCGAAAAGTGCCGGGCGTTTCGTTAGTCTTCCACCACTCGATCACCTTGATGAGATAGCCGAGCGGCTCAACCACCCGACGAATAGCACCAATGGTGCCTTTGTGTTTATGGACATACTGCGAGGACTTCACCACCGCACGCTTGGTGGCTTCCGGCCACTTCTCATCCCAGCGATCCACTGACCACGCCCACGCCAAATAAGGCAATAATTCCAGCGGGCAGGTGTCGGCGTTCCAGAGCTGGCGAATCGGAACCGGGGTATTTTCCAGTTCGGCACAGGCGCGGGCGGCGGCCACTTCCAGTACCGAGGAACCGACTGGCAATAAACGGTCAGTCATCTGTACCCCCAACCGTGATGGCGCTGCCGGTGCAGAATGCGGCTTGGGTTTTATCCAGCACCACATCAGCTATCGGGGCATTAATCACCGCCCGCTGGACACCCTCGATATGCAGCGCGGCATACAGTGCCGACAGGCGAATGTCGCGGCCAAGGCGGCGCTGTGCGGTAACAAAGGCGTTCAGTTTCTTTTCGGCTGCCGCGCGGATTGGCTCCGCCTCTGGCCCCGGATGCAGATAGAGCACCGCGTCAATCTCATAATCTTCAATACGGGCGGATTGCACTGTCACCCGGTCAGCCACTGGTCGTGTGTTCTCATCATTGAGCGCGGCTTCCACCACCGCCAACAGTTCGCTTGATGCTGCGCCGTTACCCTCCCGCGACAACACCGTGACGGTGACACAGGCCGGGGTCGGACTGATTGCCGAGGCATCGGCCACCCGGCCGTCAGCGCTTTTGGCGTGATATTCATAAGCCCCGGTTGGCCCGGCGACGCTCAAGCCCTCAAAGGCTTGCGGGATACGCACGCGGAAATCACTGTCCGATTCCATCACTGCCTCAATTGGTGGAATCGCGGTGGGGTCTGCCGGGGTGATCACCAATCGCTCAACATTGTTATTTGCGCCGAGCTGGTCTAAGTCACTGCCGACGGCATAGGCCACCATCACCGCGCGGGCGGCATCATTGACGCGTTGGCGCAAGATCACTTCACGGTAGGCGTTTTCCTGCAACAGCTTGACCAGTGGCTCAGATTCCAGCGACAGGGTACGGGCCACGGCGGCGCGCTGTTCCTCCGGGTAAAGAGACATCAGCGTCGCTTTGCGCTCGGCCAGCAAGGTTTCATAATCCAGTTCTTCCACCACAAACGGCGGCGGTAACAGGCTCAGGTCAATGGTTGCCATAGGGTCAGCTCACAGGAATAGTTAAAGAAAGAGGGGCCGCGCTATCGCTGCGGGTGCCAGTGATATCAACCACCATTTTTCCGTCAAAGGTGGTTTCAAAAGTGATGCTGGTCAGCTTAACCCTTGGCTCCCAGCGCAGAATGGCACTGTAACTGGCGGCCATAATTTGCAAGCGCAGCGCCGGATTTTGCGGCTGGTCAATCAGCTCCGATAACAACGAACCATAAGCGCGGCGCATCACCCGCGAACCCACCGGCGTAATCAGAATGTCGGCGATTGACTGGCTGATATGATCAGCGTCGGTAATGGTCTGTCCGGCGCTCCGGCTCATGCCGAGATATTTGGCTGTGGTCATCGGATCCCCTCCGTATAACTGCCGCCGCGCTGAACTCCGCCGTGGTCATGTTTATCGACTACCACGCCATTGGATGAGAACGAACCGCTGGAATGTTCAATGTTTCCGCTCAACTTGCCGCCTTGGGTTACATTCAGCGTGGCGGTAGTCAGGTTGTTAGTGCATTCCACTACTGGCGTATCCAGCAAGATTTTCACCGAGGCAGTACAGGCGATATTGGGGGCGGTAACACTCACCGATTCACTGGCATTGATAACCGCTGTTTTGACGCCATCAGCGCGCAACTCGCCGCTGTCAGGTTCATAGTGCAAAGTTGCACCGTCAGGAAAGGCGATATACAGGCCATTCGCCGAGGCCGACGGCGGCGGGAAGTCATCAGAGAAAATGCCTGGCAGCACAAAGGCGGTATCCAGTTCACCACCGAGGGACAATATCAACACCTGCTCACCCTTGGACGGTGCCCACCATGATCGCGATTGACCAGCGCGCAACGTCAGCCAGTTCAGCCAGCCGGTGGTATTGTCGCCCGTCGCCACGCGGCACAGGGCTTGGTCGAGATCGACCTCGGCCACCGTACCAATACGGATAAGGTTGCGCAGCAGGCGCAGAATTTCAGTAAGTTGGGTTTGAGTGTTCATGCAGAAAGGATGCCGCCCAACAGGTCAGGCGGCAATTCGTGCGGGTTTGTTCATCGACAGGACAACAGGAACATTATTTTGACAGGCTTTCCATAACAGCACTTTCGACCATGGCAATATCTTGCTGACTAAACCCCAGCAATGGCCGTTCATCATATTGCACATCTTTGCTGTGCACGTTCGGACGGTCACGCAGGCCGAAATGATGTACTGCCGCCATCCGCTTTACACGTCCGGCAAATTCGACCACCGCATCATTAGGGCTGCTGTTCGCTTTCATGTAACGCGCGGCTCGTAACTTGACAAACATTTCACGCTTAATGCGCCCTTTGGGGTTACGGACGGGTTGCGATTTACGGGTAGCATACGGGGTGCCGTCGGGCGCTTGCTGGCGTTTAATGCGCTGTTGTTGGCTGGCGCGCAGTCGCTTAGCAACCGTGACCGCCAGTGCCTTGCGCGCTTTGGGTGACAGATTGGCAATCAGCCCGGCCAGCGCATCATCAAAGGGTTTCAACTCATTCATTTAATCTGTTCACCGTGGAAATACATTGCCGTTGGACGAGGGAGCGCGCCCGACCAAGCCGGTTCAGGCGCATGGTTAACATGCAGTGCGCCGTCCTGCTCTTTCACTATCACCCGCTCTGTCAGTTGCAAGTCGATACGGATATCACTCAACACATCACTCATCACATCGACCTTATGAATAAAGCCGGTGCGGCGCTTTTCCTCTGTTGCCATGATGTCCGGTTGATGCTCGCGCAGCCATGCCAGTATCGGCACAAAAAGATAATCCACATCACTGGGAAAATCCTCAATAAACAGTGTCAGCGTATATTGATTCTCGAAAGACAGCGACGGGGCCAGCGTCGAGACAATCCGCCCACCGTCAACAAACATTTTCAGCCGCTCCGGGTTAGTCTGCAACAGTGGCAGACTGTCGGTTAAGGCTTGGCGTAGCAGTTTGGGTTTTAGCATAGTGTTGCTCCTGACACTGTTTAATGGCTTCCACTTGCAGCCCACAAGCCACCAGTGCGGTTTCTAACTGGCGGATATCGGCACTTAAATCACCGTTAACCGCCGGGCTGCTGCCCGGTAGCGGGCAACTGTTCACCGTCGGACAACCAACGTAAATAACCGTTGGGGCTGGCGAACGCGGGGCGCTGGTGCAGCCGGATAACATCAGCAGGCAAAGCAGTAGCGAACCAATCACGCAAGACTTTATTTTCATTAAGTAACCTTTGTATTTTCTGTTCACGGGACAATGACAACGTACTGGCGTCGCTCAGTGACTGGCGTAATGCCCGCTCATTTTCTGCCTGTTGCCGGGCCTCAGCTTGCAAGCGGGTGATCGCGTTGTCCCGGCTTTCAATGCCTGCCGACAGGGTGCCAATAATCCGGTTAGCGTTGTCGATATCGTCGCTCAGGCGACTGGCATACCACCCCAGCGCGGCCAGTAACGTCACGATCAACATTATTGCTGTGCGCATATCAGGCCCCGCTCAAGCAGTGTTTTTGCTCTGTAACACGACGGCGCTCTAACCCTTTGGTTTTCACGCCATTGACATAGACCCAGCGCGGCAACTGATTACAGGCGCTGTGCCAGTTACTCTTGTTGACAAAAAACGCCAGCGTCGAGCGGCAAGCAGCGCCGGGGCCGACGTTAAAGGCAAACGACACTACCGCGTCATACACCGGTTGCGGCATGGTAACCGGCATACAGACAGCGAGAGCCCGTTCGACCCGCTGCACGTCAGCAACCAGATTGACCGCCACCTGTCGTTCACTGATCACGCTGCCCGGCTTAACCCCGGCCGTGTGGCCGATGCCATTTGTCCAAACGTTGGCGCTGCACTGGTAGGCGTTGAGCTGACACCCCTCATAATCCGCAATCAGTTTTAGCCCGGCGGGCGATGCTTTTAAGGTCTGGTAGTTCGGTAAGGTGGCGGCCAGCGCCAGAATGACGCCGACCAGACAACGCTTAACGATTGAGTTCATCGAACACCTCCCGCCTGACACCCAATTCTTTCAGCAAGAAATAACTCTTGCGCCGGTAGTACCAGTTGATAAGACAGGTAGCCGCAGCGGCCACCGCCGCCACATAAAAGGCGATATCTTGCGGACTCAGTGCGCCAATAAACGCCAACAGCAGCGCAAAGACATAAGCTACCGCAGAGCTGATTTTCTCCATTTTCAATCCCATAATTGAACGGTTTCACGTTGGGCCGCCGGGGCCATATCGGGCAACTCCACCGGATAGCCGTGAGGCAGAATGGCCCCCAGTTCCGACAAGCCCGGATTTGCGTCATAGACTTGCTCCAGCACATCCTGTGTGCGGCCGTAATAGCGCCAACACAGGGCATCGAGCGTGTCGCCTTGCAACGCGTTGACCTGCATCAGATAAGGCCAATAATGCTGTGAGGTTTTCCGGCAATGTTGCGAATGCTAATCCGCGCATCACGCCATAACTCATCAACCGTGCTTTCAATGGCCTCGGCGCGTTTATCACCACGGGCGCTGGCGTCATAGCCGCGATAACGCTCGGCCAGCAGCGCGGCAGTGATGGCACAGACCGCACTTTGGTACTCGGCCAACAGGATGCTTTCGCCGTCCAGTTGCTCGGCCTGCACCTCGGCCAGTGTTTTAAAACCAGCGGCCATCTGGTCACGGCGGTACTCGAACAGTTCGGCATTGACCTCAGCAATCGCGCTCTTGATGGTAAAGCGCAGGCGCTCGGCGGTGACAGTTCCCTCAAGGCGCAACAGCTCGCGCAGTTTTATCGGGTCAACCGCAGGCCAGAAAAAGGTATTTTCAATCACCGGCTCAGCCGTTTTGTCAGGCCGTGGCGCGGGGATAACAACAGTGGTCATGGCAACCTCAATATCAGAATGGGTGGGCGGTGGACGACGGCGTTAACACGATAAAATCGGTTGCGGCCATCGTGCCGCCCGGCTCGGGGAGCGTTCGGATTAGCGGCTGGCGGCGTTCTTTAACTTCACGGCCAGTCGCTCAATGTCTTTCTTGACGCCACAACCGGTATGCAGTTGGAGTGCGCGGTGAAGATGGGACAGGGCCAGTTCGCCCTGGCCACTGTCACGCAGCACATAGCCGGTCATTTTGTGCAGCTTGGCCCGCACCTGATCGGGCATGTCTTCGTCTTCCATCAGTTCAATGGTTTGCAACAACGGGTCAACATCAACCGGTTTACCGGTGGCATAGGCGCGCGCCGCAGCGTCCGCGACTTCCTCGGCAATCAGGTAAGCCGTCGAGCGGGTAAAGCGGTCTGTTGGTACTAATTGATAACGCAGGGCATAACGGGCGATATCCAGTGCGCCGGGGATATCCCCTGCATCCAGCCGCCAAATCATGATGGTCATTACAATGGCGTCCTGCGCGCCTTTCCCCTCACTCAACACGCCAGAGATCCACGGCATGTACTCCGGCAATAACTGCCGCTTTAGCTCGGCTTTGCGCTCGTTTGAACGCACCTGCTTCAGCTTGCGCTTATCTTCATTGAGCTTGAGCAACATCAGCTCGTAGCCGGTGGCGTGGCGCAGCGGGTTATCCCGCTGTTGTGAAGCGGCAATAGCCGACTGTTGGATAAAGTGGCGACGCGCAGGACTGGACATGGCTTATTTACTCCCCTTCGCGGCTGGTGCTTCGCCTGTGGTTTCCGGTGCGTTTTCCGCGTTGGCTGTGGCTTCCGGCTTAGTTTCATCCGGGTTAGCAGCCACTTTTACTGCAGCAATAATCGCGGCCGCTAGACCATCGTAGTTAGGTGCGTCAGACGCAGCTTTTTTATCCGCTCCAGATTCCGGTTCATCTTTTTTCTGTGGCGGTGGCAAAATCTCGATGTTCTCCACCAGACAGCCGCAGGCGTAATCTTCCACCACATAATCCTGCTTAATGGATTCGTAGTTTTCGATGCGGTCACGTTTGGCGTTCTCATCGATATGACGGCGGTGCGAGTCTTCCAGCCAGTAAATAGACAGGTTATCGAGGCGGGTAATAAAGAACGCGTTAGACGGGAAGAACGGCACACGGATAGCCGGTAAATTACCGATGCGTTTTTGGCTGATAATCAGGTCAGCAGCGAGGGTTTCGCTGTTTTCCTGCTCTTTGTTGACGATAGGGAAATATTTATCCTGCATCAACTGACGGCCAGTGATGACCACCAGTTCCGGGTCTTCCTGATGCCAGTCAGCAATCATCTGGTTTGTTGCATCCATGACCAACGCGTCCAGATTGGCATAATCGCCACCATGGCCAACACGGATTTTTTCTGACACTACCGCGCCATCTTCATCGATAACTTTACTCATCACGCGGGTTGGTGCGTTGTTGCGGTATTTCTGCAACCAGCCCACTGCGATATCCTGCAACAATGGATTTTGTGCACGGTTGGATGTCTTGGCGCGGCTGATACCGTTGAAGCCCGCCATGATGCGGTCAAGTGCCTGTCGCTTGATAATCGCGTCGCGTAAGCGGGTCTGGAAGTCCTGATAACGCGCCCACAGGTCAAGGGTGTTATAGCGAATGTGGAAGTCGTAATTCACCTGCTCACAGAAATACTTCTCACTGTCCAGCCCGGCAAATTCGGCGGTTTCGCGCTCGTCGCCGCTATCGGTATCCGTATTGCTGGCAATTGATCCGGTAACACTCAACCCCACTTTCTCGGCGGTCAGTTCTGATACCGGCACAATATTGATACGGCTCAGAAATTCTGAGGACTCTTGGACGCGGGTCATGATGGTTTGTGTGACAGAGGGTTCAACGCTGAATTTTTTATTCAGGTCGCCGGTTTCTACCCCGTTCAGCTCGGCTTGACGGGTCAGATAGGCATTAAATTTAAAACGGGTTGCTGGGCGCATAATAATCCTGATTCAGTTAAATAACGTGTTAATGAAATAACAAGCGGACCGCACTGCAGGCGGCCATCAATCCCAACTAGCAGTCGGTCAATACATCGTTCTGGTTGTTGCCGCCGGTGGCTTCCGGGCGCTTTGACTGACCAAAGTTCTCAGTGGAAGAAAGTTTATTTTCGAGGTCAGTTACCCCTTGCTTGCCCTGTTTGATGCTCTGCTTCAGCTCCACAACGTGGTCAGTAAGTTGTTTCTCAATGATGGCAAAGCGGGCTTCAATGGTTTCTCCCTGTTCCTGCACATGCACTGCCACGGCATTCACCGCATCATGCACATCATTAAAACGGGCGTCGTCGGTTGCCTGTTTACGACTGAATACCGATTTCACAATGCCAAGTAAGCTGACACCTGGCTCGGCCACGTCTTCAAATTCCAGTTGCACTTCAACCGCCGCAGAAAACAGGTTATCCGGGTGAGATTTACGGGAGGCCAGTGGGTTGTGTTTGGCCTTGGCGCTGAATTCCAGAATTTCAGTCCCAAGGCTGGCGGGGTCATCGGTCACCGCCAGACCGACCAGATAAGCTTTACCGGTATTGGCAAAGTTTGGGCGGATCTCCATAGAGGTGTAGATTTTCTGACGGTCTTTATTCATCAACACCAAATCATCGGTGGGGCTAATTTGCGCGAACAGTGCACGCTTGCCGTTCAGGATAGAGTCGTCTTCAATGGTTTCCGCTTTCAGTCCGATCACGTCACCGTACCGGCGGAAGGTGCTGTCCGGGAAGTAGCTGGTCAAATGCTCCAGATTGATGCGGCAACCGTACACGCGCGGGTCAAATGACTCGGCCATTTGGTTGATATCGTCGGCTTCAATCTTCCGCCCGTCACAGGTGTCACCCTCAACGCCGATACGGAAATACTTAGACACTTTCTTAGCCATGTGTGGCTCCATTCATGTGATTAGGGTTGTTCGTTCGGGGCTTAGTCTCCTGATGTATGGCGGCAGCAACAACGAAAGCCAGTTGTGACGGGGCTGGCACAACTGGCAGGGCGCGCAGAGGGTCGGGCTGGTCGCGTAGCCTAATGGCATGAATACGACACCGAGCACCATTATCAGCGACCCACGGCGACAGGCGGCCTTGCTTTACTGGCAAGGCTTTTCTGTGCGCCAGATTGCGGACACGCTGGCCCTGAAATCGCCGACTGTGCAGAGCTGGAAGAAGCGCGACGGGTGGGATGCCATTGCGCCCATTTCTCGGGTGGAAACCAGCATGGAAGCGCGGTTAATTCAGCTCATCATGAAAGACGCCAAAGAGGGGCGGGATTTTAAAGAGATTGACCTGTTAGGCCGCCAGATTGAACGGCTGGCGCGGGTGAACCGTTATAACCAGACCGGCAGTGAGGCCGACTTAAACCCGGCAGTGGCGAACCGCAATAAAGGGGAGCGCAAGACGCCGGACAAAAACCTGTTTAGTGAGTCGGCGATTGAGAAGCTGGAGTCGATATTTCATGAAAATATCTTTGATTATCAGCGTAATTGGTTTGAGGCCGGGTTAACTCACCGTATCCGCAATATCCTGAAATCACGGCAGATTGGCGCAACGTTCTTCTTTGCCCGTGAAGCGTTACTGGATGCCATCACAACAGGCCGTAATCAGATTTTTCTGTCCGCCAGCAAAGCACAGGCGCACGTGTTCAAAAGTTACATTATCGACTTCGCCCGGATGGTTGACGTTGACCTGAAAGGCGACCCGATGGTGCTACCGAACGGGGCGCGCCTGTTCTTCCTCGGCACTAACGTCCGTACGGCGCAGAGCTACACCGGCAATCTCTATCTTGACGAATATTTCTGGATCCCCAAGTTTCAGGAACTGCGCAAAGTCGCCAGCGGCATGTCATTACACAAGAAATGGCGTACCACCTATTTCTCTACCCCGTCGAGTCTGGCGCACAGTGCCTATCCGTTCTGGTCTGGTGAGCTGTTCAATAAAGGCCGCCGCAATAAATCCGACCATATCCAACTGGATCTCAGCCACAGCCATTTAGCCCGTGGCGCGCTGTGTGATGATGGTCAGTGGCGGCAGATTGTCACCGTTGAGGATGCACTGGCGGGCGGCTGTAACCTGTTTGACCTCAACCAGCTCTCACTGGAATACGGCCCGTCAGAATATCAAAACCTGTTGATGTGCGAATTTGTTGACGATCAAGCGTCCGTCTTCCCGTTCGCCGAGTTGCAGGCTTGCATGGTGGACAGTCTGGAAGAGTGGGAGGACTACAACCCGTATTCGTTGCGGCCATTTGGGCATCGCCCGGTGTGGATTGGTTACGACCCGTCCGAGGCCAACGGCGGCGACAGCGCCGGGTGTGCGGTGATTGCACCGCCGATGGTGCCGGGCGGCAAGTTCCGCGTACTGGAACGCCACCAGTGGAAAGGGATGGACTTTGAGGCGCAGGCCAAACATATCGAAGAGCTGACGCAGAAATATTGCGTGGAGTATATCGGTATCGATGCCACTACCGTCGGCCAAGGTGTTTTCCAGTTGGTGCGCCAGTTCTTCCCGGCCGCAAGGGAAATCAAATACACCCCTGAAATCAAGACCGCCATGGTGCTGAAAGCCAAGCACACCATCAATAACGGCCGCCTGGAATATGACACCGGCCACACCGACATCACCCAGTCCTTTATGGCCATTCGCAAAACCATGACCGCCAGCGGCAAAAGTTCGACTTATGTTGCCAGCCGCAGCGAAGAAGCCAGCCACGCCGATGTGGCGTGGGCGATTATGCATGCCCTGTTAAATGAACCCCTTACCGCGACATATGGCGGTCACAGCCCTAATTTCTTGGAGTTTTACCAATGAAGCCAATGACTTTTACTGCTGGTCAGCTTGACGGCCTGCGCGAACATTTCGAAAACTCGGCCTTTGATTATCAGAAAACGTGGTATCACGTGGGGCAGACCAGCACAGACCGCAGTCTCACCAAATCGCGCCAGATTGGGGCCGACTGGCTTTTCGCTTTTGAAGCGTTACTGGATGCCATCACCACCGGCCGCAATCAGCATTTTTTAACCTGCTCCAGAAGTAGCGCCCTGAATACCCGCGCTTATCTTGCAGAGTTTTGTCGGGTAGTTGGGGTAAACGTGAGTTCATTCTCGCCAAGTAACATGTTGCTAGGTAATGGCGCGCTCATCGCCTTTCACGGGGAAAACAGTCACGCCGCCGCTCATGCTGGGAATGTGTACCTGGGTGAATATGCATGGGCTAAAAACCCACGTTCAATACTGCACATGGCTAAGGGGATGGCAATGCACAAAAATCATCGTTTAACACTCTACACCACGCCCTCCCACTCAAATACCGCGTTCAAGATTTGGAACGGCTCACTGCGCCGCCCACGAAAAGTAGCACCGGTGATACACACGGATAACGGCGTTTTTTGCGCTGATGGCGTATTCCGTCAATCGGTCACGGCTGATGCTGCCATTCAGCAAGGCTGTACGTTATGGGAAAAGAACTGGGGTAAAGATTGGCTGAAAAAGCACATGACAATAGATGATTTCAATCTCTTATATTTATGTGACTGGTCACAAGCGGCAAGCAATGCAGGGGAAGTAAAATGAGTAAGCGCAAAGGCCGCAAGGCATTAAGCCGACCAGCAACCAATCACACCGCCAGTCAACAACAGCCGGTAGAGGCGTTCACCTTTGGCGAACCCTCCGCCGTGCTCGATAAGCGGGAAATTCTGGATTACATCGAATGCACCGGTAACGGTAAATGGTATGACCCGCCGATCAGCTTTGACGGACTGGCGCGCAGCTTCCGGGCGGCGGTACATCATAGCTCACCGCTGTATGTGAAACGCAACATACTGGCAAGCACATTTACCCCGCACCCAATGCTCAGTCAGCAGGCATTTAGCCGTTATGCACTGGATTATCTGGTGTTCGGTAATGCGTTTTTAGAAGTACGTCGTAACCAGTTGGGCGCGCCACTGCGCCTCGACCCCAGCCCGGCCAAGTACACCCGCCGTGGGTTAGAGAAAGATTGTTATTGGTTTGTTCAAAACTGGAAAAATGAACACCTGTTTGAAACCGGTAGCGTTTTCCATCTGATAGAACCGGATATTAATCAGGAGCTTTACGGCCTGCCGGAATACCTCAGCGGCTTAAATTCTGCCTGGCTCAATGAAGCGGCCACGCTATTCCGCCGCAAGTATTACCAGAACGGTGCTCACGCGGGGTACATCCTGTATATGACTGATGCGGCGCAAAGCAGCAGCGATATTGAGGCGATGCGTAAAGCCATGCGTGACACTAAAGGGTTAGGCAATTTTCGCAACCTGTTTATGTACGCGCCCAATGGCAAGAAAGACGGTATCCAGATTTTACCGTTGAGCGAAGTCGCCACCAAGGATGATTTTTTTAATATCAAGAACGCCACCCGTGACGACCTGCTCAGTGTGCACCGGGTGCCGCCACAGATGATGGGGATTATTCCCAACAATACCGGTGGTTTCGGTGACGTCGGAAAAGCCTCACAAGTGTTTGTCCGTAACGAGTTAACGCCGTTGCAAGAACGATTGAAGGAGGTGAATGACTGGATAGGGGAAGAGGTGATCCGGTTCAAGCCTTATGAACTGATAAGCGAGGAATAATAACCATAGGCCGCCGAACCTGACCTGACCCATAAAGTTGGACGGTTTACAGGCGGCTTTTTCACGCCTGAAAAGTAGCGACTTCAACACCTCGCACCACAAGCCACCAGACGCCCGTCACGCCCTCACACCCCACGAACACGTATTGACTCCCCACCCAACCGCACGCAACACCACGGACCACCCAAGTACTACGAATAGGGGGATCAAAACCCTTTGCGCGCAATGCTATCCCCGCCACGCCTGCGCGCTTTACAGGTCGCTTTTCATGCACTTGCATGATCCGGCGCGATCCGCACCAGTGCTGGCGTGGTGGGGTAAATTTCACATCGGATCATCATGCAAATTCATGCACTTAATGCATGCATGGGCTACCAATAGAAAAAAGTAAACATTGCATTGTTACGCTTTACAGTATCATCTAGAAAATATGCACTGTATTGGATGAAAATTGAACGCAGGGATGATTAATATTACAGAGCCTGTCCATAATTCTGTGTAACTGCCACCGTATTAAAGGTGATCGCTCAG